AAACTATCTGACATACTGCACGAAGAAGCCGAAGAAAACTTCCGAGGCCCCGGACAAGAAGTAAATTACATTCTCACCAAACACTACCAAGACTGTGGAAAACTATAATTGGGGACTAGTCCTCATTTTATTGAGTCTACTCATAGCAATTCAATATCTCTGTGATTAATTACAATGAGATAACCAAGTACAACCGAAACATAGAACAACTAACAATGTTCTTAATGTGGTGCACGGTAACACCCGGCAAGAAAAGCGAAACCATAACTCCTCGATTCAATAACCTATTCAAGAAGCACGACACCAAAAGCCTACTGAACTCTCATGGTAAGCACATACATACATTGCTCAAGAAAGAAGGTATTGGTCAATACGACCGAATCATGGACTGCTGGAAAGCAATACGCAACATCAAGCCATTGGGACAACTACGCACTATCACTAGAAAGGAACTGGTTACCATACCCGGCATCGGACCTAAAACCGCCAGCTTCTTTCTTGTGCACTCACGCAAATGGCAAGAAATCGCCGTACTTGACATACACATACTCAACTGGATTAAAGAACAATACCCGTTATTCAACATACCAAAACAAACACCGCAAGACTTAGAAGTATACAGACAAATCGAAGGATTATTCCTCGGCAAAGCCTGTCAACTGGATATGAGTCCCGCAGATCTGGACAACCACATATGGAAACAAAAATCACAATCACAATAGCCAATGGAATATAAAACCTTCATAAACCGATCTAAACTAATAGGTTGGATGAACAAACTTGAACATAGAATCTTCAACATAACATGGATCAAGAAAGACGGAAGCACTCGCAACGCTAACGTCAGACTAAATGTAACAAAACATCTGAATGGAGGCGATGGACAGCCACCCACAACCTCCTATCTGCCCGTATACCTGATGCCTAAAATGACTGGAAGAAGTTTCCTTTTCGAAAAAGGCTACCGTCTGGTCAACCTAGACACCGTACTAACCGTCAATGCCGACGATTGCCGACTCACGGTAATACCCGAACCCACCACACTACGAATCAACGATGGTAAACCTCGTAAAAAAATCATCACTAAACAAACCTAAAGGATCTCGCCGATTCTTCTATCATTACAACAAAATCAAAAAGTGTCTATCAGTACACTTCAACAATCAATGCCTACTGACTAACGATATCGTATGCCACGTGCCCACGGAATCCAAAAGCAACAAAAACCAACCACACAAAACAATACGAGGTTGGTGTCACAACATAAATCACACACAAAATACAACTATAATATCATGAGCTATTACATATCAGGATCACAAGAAGTCGACTTCTCAGGACTTCAAGCCATACCAACACCCGCCGCAACGGAAACGCACTACCCGATACCTCACCACGAATTCATGGAACTTATCCAAACCAAGGTTACCAACCTGGGATTCAACATCGAAGAAGCTCGCTACGGAATCGACAAACACAACGACATGCACAGTATAATAACCCTGGAAAAACCCGGACAAGCAAACGGCACATTCAAAAATGTCGTAGGCGTACGCAACAGCCACAACAAACGATTCAGTGCAGGTCTGGTCTCCGGTGCATCCGTAATGGTATGCGACAATCTGTCATTCAACGGTGAGGTCAAAGTCCAACGAAAGCACACACGCTTCATCATGAGGGACTTACCCAACCGCGTAGACGAAATGTTCGGCACTATCATCAATAACTGGGCCGGACAAACCGCAAGATTCGATGGCTACGCCCAAACCAAACTTGCAACCAACGAAGTCGATCAATTGATTGGCACAGCTATCCGCCGAAACGGAATCAGCCCCAGTAAGGCCCTCAAGGTAATCGAAGAATACGACAACTCAAAACATGACGAGTTCAAAGAACGCAACGCCTGGTCACTATTCAACGCGTTTACCGAAGTGTTGAAACAAAGTCCTACCGCATTATCACAACGAAGCATCAACCTCCACGGTGTATTCGACGAGTACTGCGAACCCGCAATCACATATGAACTAAACCATACATTCTCAGAGGAAGAAGAAACGGAAACGGAAGAACAAACGGAATTCGAGATCCTCTCTTGACCTATGGAATAGCTCTACACATATTGCGCAACCGAGATAAATACTCAACCAAGCATATCCGAGAAGCCGAGGCTCTAATAAAAGAAGTAAACATATACAGAACCTGCCCCTCCTGCGGAGAAGGACTCGTATCACTTCGCCTAATTAACTTAGGCTACTATTGCCCACAATGCACTCGATGGAAAAATACATATGAAAGACAACAACCAGCTCCATTGGAGCTTAGGTAATGTCAAACTTCCAGCTAGAATCATACACTTGAGCCTGCCGTCTGGGCATTCCTGCCCGGCGGCTCTCGAGTGTCTGTCCAAAGCGGATCAAGACACAGGCAAAATAACTGACGGCAAAGATACTCGATACCGTTGTTACGCAGCCATGCAGGAAGCAAGACATACCGCAGTCAGAAAACAACGATGGCAAAACTTCATCAAACTAAAGAAAAAAGGAAGTAGAGACATATTCAAATTACTACTCTCCTCACTCAAACGACATAGAGATAACTACCTGAAGAACCACAACCAACATCCTATCATCCGAGCCCACGTCGGAGGAGACTTCTTCAACAAAGGTTATTTCCTAGCTTGGATGAAATTAGCCAAGACCTATGCACCCACATGGTTCTACGCATACACCAAACGCATTGATCTATGGATGGATAACGAATTCGAAATACCCCCTAACTTCGAACTCAATGCCAGCAGAGGCGGGAAGTATGACTTCCTCATCGATGAAAACAAATTAAAATCAGCGGAAGTCGTATTCAGCCACGAAGAAGCTAAACAGAAAGGATTAGAACTAGACCATGACGACAGCCACGCCTACACCCGAGGCCCCTCGTTCGCCCAACTCTTGCACGGCACCCAGCCAGCGCAAAGCGAAGCCAGCAAAGCCCTTACGCTTCTCAAGCTATCGGGATGGACAGGCTATAATACCGATTCCAAGACAATGCCGTAAACACATCACACGATTCTTTGAATCCACAAAACCTTCAACAATAGAAAGATACAACAAGGACTGGTCCACTATCATACCTAAAAGCGATCAACAAACTTTAAACCGATGGCGATTCGCTTATTGCACAGTTCATACCTCATGGGAAAATTCATGCGACCAATACAACAAACTCAAACACACATTCGAAAATCTGGATTATCAACAACTAATAAATATACTCAAACCAACCAAGGGCGGTATGTGGGACATCAAAGCCTACGGTATATACATACTCCACTACCTATGGCAAAACGATAATTCAATCTTCCATATACCCAACCGAAACTGGCAAGCCAACCGCAACAAACTATGCAACGCATTGCCCAAATTAGGTCTAACCAAAACATCATTCGCACTCGAAATGCTGTATCCTCACGATGCTCAAATCATATGCATTGATCGCCACATGCTCAAAGCCTTCGGATGGGAAGATGTCAACATAAGCCCATCAGAAGCCCAATACCACTACTACGAAAACTACTGGATTGATATATCCAACGAATACAAACTATCACCAGTCATATCCAGAAACTTATTCTGGGATAAAATACAACAACAAAACAGCTCACTATACTGGGCAAAACACCTATGAGTAATAACTACAATAAACACACCAACGATCCATTGCACTACGCACTCGGACCTCAAAGCATATTCATCCTGGAAGGAAACAAACCCATCGAAATCAGCTCAGATCAAATCAACTACAAGACTGTTCTTGAAGCCATATTGAAAGGCGACTGGCAGACCGTTAAGGAAAACCTCGATGAACCCACTGCGATAATCAACGCATCACACGGAAACATAACCGTCGAAGACAACAAAATCCTCTACCAAGGAAAGGAACTTCACAACAACGCCGCCAAAAAGCTAACCGATCTAATAGCACAAGGACTCACCGACATCGATCGCTGGATCAAATTCATCGACAAGCTAATGGCCAATCCAAGCTACAACAGCAGAGAGCAAGCATATAACTTCATCGCACAACAAGGCATGCCCTTGACCGAAGAAGGAAACATCATCGGATACAAAGGCGTAGCTGACAACTACATGGATAAACATAGCGGAAAGTTCGACAACTCCGTAGGCAAAGAGCATTGGATGCTCAGAACCGGCGTTGATGACAACCCATCCAACGGATGCTCATCCGGATTCCATATCGGAAGCCACGAATATGCCGACAGCTGGGCATCAGAAGACGGTCACCTCATGCTCGTTGAATACAGCCCTACCGACATCGTATCAGTTCCCCAAGAACACGGCTTCGGAAAACTCAGAGTATGCCGATACAAAGTCATCGACGAATGCCACACCCGAAGACCCGTACAAGACGGAGCCTACGGCTACGATTCCGACGACCTATTCGACAACAACCTCTGGGACTTCATCAGCTGCGAAACAGACAGCTGGGGCCACATCTCCTATCTCGAGATACAACACGAATTCCCCACCGCATCCATGGACGACATCATGAACCTATGCAAACACCACAGCCGAGAACCACAACTATCATGGTCCAACACGGATAACGACTGGCACATCTCACTAAATTAACACCACACTTTGAGGGCAGAGCCTGCTCCACGGAATCAATGACATGTCTTGAACCTCTTGAGCCAAGGTTTCCCGACTACACGATGATTCCCTAGTGGGCTCTCCCTCATCCCTTTTATCAATGAGCAAAACAATCCGACATCTAACAGGACCAAACAAAGGCAAACTTAACCAAGACCTATTACAAACAAAAGGTAAATGGAAACTTGGCAACACCCATCCCATACACACCTCACTTCACTTCATTAGCAACCTCTCAGGTAAACAAAAGTGGGGCACAACCGAAAGCCTTGAAAAGAGAAGAAGCTCTAGTAAAAAAGCTAACCAAGCAAGAGATCATAAAAAAATGGCTCAATCTACAGCCCAATGGCGTCTCAACAATCCAATCAAGCATCGCGAACTAACCCTACATTCCCGAGCTCAACGAAAAGCAAACGGCAAAGCAAATGCATACAAACGCGAGTACAATCGAAAAAATCCACACCTCGTAGCCAAATATAACCGACAAGCTCGTGCAAAACGCATAGCCAACGGCAAGGATTATGAATATTGGGACAGACCATATGTTCGTATGATTATGTCTTTGCGCCAACGTCTATACCAAGCAGTCAAACACGGCAAAGAATCTAGTTCAATGGAACTCTTCGGTGCTACAAGAGATAAAATTGTACAACACCTAGAAGATCAATTCACAAACGGCATGAGTTGGGACAACTACGGATACTACGGTTGGCATATAGATCACATCATGCCCGTAGCGTCATACGATCTAACAGATCCAAAGCAACAACAAACATGCTTTCACTACACTAACCTACAACCACTCTGGGCTGAAGATAACAGACGCAAATCAGCATCAATACCTAAAGCCGCATAAACCTCATGCCAAAACTATCATCACCAAAATTCGAACTAACAGACGATCAACTCAAACAACTACGAGACCACGACTGGTTCCCACATCCCGACGGAGCATGGATCGAACTAAGCGTAGAAGACTTCAGAGACAACTTAGCATTCGAAGACTTCTGCTCACTCTTCATGCGAGCTGACTTCGTCGGAGAAACAACCAAACTCAAACTATGCGTAATCGGATGGAACTCGGAATAACAATTAACCACACACCATAAATAACACCAATGAAACTCAGTAACGATACAAGTAATTACACCACTACCATTAACAAATCAGCGGACTTCGGTATAGAAGACGAAGACCTATCCCACATCATGGGAATACTCCGGTCCCAAATCTATTCGGACAAACTGCTCGCAGTAATCAGAGAATACTCAACCAATGCACGCGACGCCAACATCGAAGCAGGTAACGACTCACCAATCACCATAACACTACCCACATTCGCTAACCCGGAACTATCATTCGAAGACTACGGCTATGGCCTAACCGATGAAGAAGTATGCAATCTCTATGTTAAGTACGGTGCAAGTACCAAACGCAACAGCAATGATTACACCGGATGCCTAGGCATAGGATGCAAAGCCGCATTCGCATACGGAGACAGCTTCCAAGTCGAAAGCACAACCGAAAACAGAATCACAACATGGCTGGCACGCATTGACGAATCCAAGAAAGGAACAATCAGCTTACTACATGAAAAGCCAAATGAATACCGAGGCGTAAGCACTGGCGTAAAGGTTACCGTCCACATCAGAAAACAAGACATCGAAGACTGCCAAAACAAAGCACTCAAGTTCTTCCGACACTGGAAATCCGACGAAGTCACATGCAATATGGATATTATACACACTCCATATCACACCGAAACTGATGACTGGGCCCTACTCCATCACGATAAGGATACAAACGATTACTATCGACACCATCAATACAACGGCAATGCCACAATTCTAATGGGAGGCATCGCATACCCCATCGACACGGATCAATGCAAGTCCATGGACGAAGCCTCATACATATTAGCCCACAACCAAATATTGCTCAAAGCCCCACTAGGCAGCATGGAAATCGCAGCCAACAGAGAAGCGTTGGAATACACTGACAAAACCAAGACAAGTATCAATGTCATGGCAAATAACATGAGACTAGACCTAATCAACCTAGTCACTCAATCAGTAGCAACTCAACCAACCCGCCTCCAAGCCTCCATCCAATCACAAATGCTAGCCGAAATCCTTGGATTCTCACTATCCAATCAACTAGCCAAAGACGCTACCTGGCAAGGCAAACCCCTCCTTACCGAGATCAGATTCAATAACGAAACAACCAAACACTACAAGAAAAAGAATTGGAGAGACGATACATATCGCAACCATAAAGACAAAGGTATGGAAAGAATCACACTCACCCCCAACGCCAAACTAGTCGTATGGGACAACAGCGCCATCACAGAATCCAATGCCACACGTCGCATCAGAACACTACAAAGCCAAGACAACAACCTAAGTACGGAATACTTCGTCATCCAAAAAGATAACCTAAACTCAGTGGAGCCCAAACTCGAAGAGGCTGACTACACAAACCTGGATGACATACTACCCCTCAAACCCACACGCACTATCATCAACAAAGCGGACGGAACTACAACCAAGTCCGTCAAGATCAGCGTATGTCATCTCAAACACGCCAACCTCAAAAGCAATCGTCTATCCGAAGAATCCAACCCTGTAGCAAACAAGAACGACAAATTCATCTATGTACCACTCGACCGCTACAACTGGATGGGCAAACCCGAAGCCCTAGACAACATCCACATGTTACAGAATGCTTTAAAGTTCTTCGATGAAGAAAGCACGGTAATACATGGAGTGAAGAAACACTACCTCAAGAAACTCGATGACAACTGGATCAAGCTCGATGATCACCTCCGCACACTATGGAACGATTGGATCAAAACCCATCAATACGAATACTCACTACTCATGGATTGCATATCACCATGCCAACACGGAATGCAATGGCCAGCCCCAGACATACTATCATTAACATCCGTCAATGCTGACATCCAATACGTAGCCAAAGTATTCCAAATGAAAGAACGCACCAACCTAGGCACTGCCGACGAACAAGATGCACTACTCAGAGGCACGGTCAACACACTCCGATGGCTTGGCATAGTCGAATCAGCCGAACAGTTCGAACCCAAAGTTAAAGCTCTCAATGAGAAATACCCACTGTTACAAGCCATTCACGAACACTGGAATCAACAAATGCCCGCCAAACTCATCGCCACAGAACTAGACAAATACATCACCCACATCAGCCAACAATGAACATACCAACACCACTATCAGTACAATTCGCCAATCATAATGGAATGAAATCAAACCCCATTATTAGAGAACATGACATCAAACTATATGCCGCAAGCACACGCAAAGGTCAGCTCCCCGAAGGCCTGTGCGTAAGCTACCACGGCACCGATTGGATAACCTTCCGCTTCTGTTGGAATACCAATCAACAGTCCTGGTACAACCAATACTTCGAAATCGGCTACACCGTCAGCGCAAGCAACATGCACTACTCCGGTCAATCGGAAGACTACAAAATGCATCAAGACATGATGCGCACCTTCGACATTGTCCTACCCATCGCAAAACAAGTATTCGAATCAGGCTCTTTCTCCAAAGCAGCCTAACAACCCAAAGACCGGAAAACCTCCAGTCTCGTCCGGTCACAATCCGGGCGAGGCTTCCCCCCTTTTTACCGTAAGTTACCCGCTCTAGCATACTATCATACAGCCATTCGATGTTTAAGAAGATACTTATCACTATTTCATAGGGTGTAATGTCTAAGAATAAAGATATATTCGGCGCACTAGATGCGATTTCTTCAAATGTCATAAAGGACGATCTGTCCTTTGCTAACACTTCCGATATTCGGAAGAGCGGGCCCATGGATTTCCATGCGACCCTTCACCTCCGCTCCAGCAAAGCTGGCGCAGCGGTGTTCATTCTCGGTCAAGACCGGAATGACAAGAATCACATGGCCATTGGCTTTGCGATTCGTGGTGACAAGAAGGTCCTCGACCTTCTTCCCAACCTTGAGCCCGGCGATGCCGTACTCATTCACCTCGAGATCAAGACTCGAGCCAAACCCCTGGACGACGGTTCCACCGACTATCCATGGGTCACCAAAGCCGTAGCCGGCTAAGGTGAAGCCCCCTTCGGGGGGCTTTTTTTTACCGTAAGTTCCTTACTTACTGTCAACTTGACTTACTCTATCCACACAGATTATCCTCTCTCTAGACTCTCCGGGAAAGGGCAAGCCCTTCCTACGGAACCGTTACTAGATTTAGAATCCTCTGCGTTGATATCCTTAAGTCGTTGATCCACAGCCAGATGACAACTATCACCAACAAGTTGGCACCTAGTTGGCACCTGACTATGGCCCGACGGCTCCCTGTGCTAGGCTACCCCCCACCCTGTGGGGCGTACCACTATCACTACCACTCGCCATCGGCTATCAATCACACAATATAAAAGGATCCCTTGAAGGCGGACCCCCCAACCGGTGGTACGGGGGGTACCAAAAAGGTACCATACTTATAAATGAGGACTCCTTTGGCCTCGCAAAATAGTAAACCAAATCAATGACGGTAAAGAATTCAGTAAAGAGACTCAGGGAAGACATTCATAGGTTTATAGCGGATAAAGATTTTGATAATGCTATGTCCGCACTTCGAGAGGCCCTGAAAGCAAAGCACACGGTTCGTGAAAATCGCACAGGTGGTGAAAGGGGGGTCCAATATACCGAGGTACCTTGCCATACGACCCGAATCAACGCCGCCAAGCTCATGCTGGAGTACGGATTTGGGAAGCCTGCGACCCGCGCGGAGATAAATATCACCGATGACACCTCAAAATCGGTCTCTCCGGCCGAAATCATGTCCCGATTCCGCACATCCGGCATGGATTTGAACGAAATCGTCGATATTTACGCCGAATCGGTGAAAGAACAGCCTTTGGAGCTCGAAGGATGAAAACCGCGAGCGAAATGTTCGAGCACGAGATGTCGGCGGTATTCGTCCGCTGGTGGGAGGAGTCCGATCTGGACGAATTGCAGATGTCCCAGATCGCTATCGACGTAATCGAGCGGTTTTGCGATACAACCGTCGAATTCGATGCCGATTTTCACGTCGATGAGACTGAACTTGAGGAGGGACAAAACAATGTGGGACCTGAAGACGATCAAGAAACTGAACAGTGACGCCGAGGTCCGGAAACGGGCCGAACGCGCTCGCCGAATGAACCGAGTTATAAAAATGAAAAAAGGACATACATCATGGGCTGCGGAAAAACCATAAAAGGACGCCTGCACGCCAAGGGCAAGAAAAAGAAGGCATCCAAGCGACGCAAGAAGTGAGCGAAGAATACGTAGTAAACCCGTGGCGCGAGAGCAAGTGGGCTCGGAAACCCGAGGAGTCCTTCGGTCAGAAACCGACCATTACTCCTACCTTTGACAACCCTAAGAGATATTATCCTGGGAAGCACACCTATCTTAATATGAGAGCGATGGACCCACGACCTGGGTGGGCTACCCGAGGGATGACCGAGAAGGGGCACCCCGAGAAAGGTGAGGACGTTCTGCTAAAGCACCCAATATACATGAGTGACCCCATACCCTTTACGGGAGGTAAGGCTAATTTGGTATTTGATGATGAGGGGAGAACCCCAGAAGGGGAGAAACCCTACCCACATGAACGCGTAAGGAAGGGGTACAAGACCCTGGACGACTATAAGTTGCACGGAGGTTCTACCCTCATGAGGAAGCGCAATAGTACCCTCCGCCTTGGCAACGATCACGCCCACAACGAAAAATACGGTGATGGGAATGCGTTGGTTTATCACACCCGCGAACTCCAGACGAACAGACCAGGCGCCCATAACTTCATCAACCTCCCTGGCGAAGAGGCTATACGCCAGCTTGGCCCCACGCATTACGGCTATGGTATAAGCGAGTCAAGCGCCTTCGATGAAGATCAAGGACCTATGATAAGTGCTTCCAAACACCTCGGTCGGGGTCTCAATACTTTAGAATATTACCCGAACTATTTCCCAAAAGGCAAACAGCAACACAGCACACGACAGCTTCCACCCGACCCCAGAAGACTTAGATGACCGAAAACCAAGAACAACTAGCCGACCTCATCAGAATCGACCCGGAGGTCTGGTTCAGCACTTTCGGGATCATAAAGGACAAACGGGGCAAGGATATCAAGCCCAAGCCGAATGTCCTGCAAAAGCGAATGTTCGCGCACTACAGGAAGTGCCAGGTTGAGAACAAGCCGTGCAAGATGGTCATATTGAAGCCTCGGCAGAAAGGGGCGAGCACATGCGCCCAATCACTTACGTATCACCATATGCGCAAGAATGACAATTTGAACGGCTCTCTTATGGGTGACATAAGCGGCACTTCCGACAAGGTTTTCGAGATATACCGCCGATACGCGGAGAATGACCTTTTTCCGTGGGACGAAGGCGGGGGGTCGTTGGCCGATGGCGGAAGCCTGGCCGATTTGATCAAATTGAAGAGCCGAAGCGCGTATGGCAAGGAGACCGCCGGATCCAAGAATGCGGGCCGATCCGGTACCATTCAGGTCGGAAACATGACCGAGGTCGCTTTTTGGCCCATGGGAGGCGAAAGAGACCCCGCACTGGGGTATTTGCAGTCTTTGTATGACGGGGACAGAATCTCACTCGTCGTGGCCGACTCCACCCCGAACGGTCCGAATGGCTGGTTTTACAGGACTTGGGTCCAGGATAACGAATGGGCCAAGATTTTCGCCGCCTGGTTCGAATTCGACGATTCCGTCATCCCTTTCAAATCGAAAGCCGAGCTTCAGGATTTCAAGGATAACCTGACTGAGGACGAGAAATCCGAGATGGAACGTTTTGACGTCAGCTGGGAGAACATGAACTGGCGCAGAAGGGTGCTCCAGGACAAGTGTAACGGCGATATCAGCAAATTCAGGCAGGAATACCCGTCCGATCCCGAGGAATGCTTCCTCATGAGTTCCCGCCCCAGATTTCACATGGGCAACCTTGACAAGATGCACAAGGCCGCAATGGACGAAAAACCCCTCACGGGGTCGGTAACGATCCATCCGGACGGCAAAACAGCCAGCTTTACGCCTGATTCCGGGGGTAATTGGAAGGTTTTCGAGCAGCCCGAGCATGATTCCAAATACCTGGTGTCGGTAGATACCTGCACCGGGGAGGATCAGCAGATGCAGGGTTTGGCCGCGGATCCCGATTTTCACAGCGTTCAGGTATGGAAGGGGCCCTATGAGGACTGGCACGGCGTCTGGCACGTCCCCAGGCTGGTAGCGATCCATCATTCCCGGCTGGATATCGGTATTTTAGCCCAGGAGGTAGAGGGCATAACCAGATACTATGGGAACGCATTCGTCATCCCCGAGGTCAACAATTCCGGCCTGGCACTGCTAAAGTACCTTCTCGAGTGCGGTTTGACCGTATATAGACGGAGGAAGTACAATGACGCCATGGGGATGGTGGAAAAGAGCTTTGGGTGGTCTACCGACAAGATCACGAGAAAGACCGTAATCGACCATATGGCCGCCGAATTGGTCGAGGAGAACTACTATATCCCCGATGTCGAGGTATTGAAGGAGATGAAGGTCTTCGTGGTAAACGACAAGGGCAAGCCTCAGGCCGCCCCCGGGCATCATGACGACCACGTCCTCGCCGCCGCTATAGCCCTATACAATATCGACGCGGCTAGCGCTTTCAAATCGCCGAAGAAGAAACAGATCACCAATCGCATGCTCAGGAAGAATCCGAGCCTCATGTGCCCCGACGGATTTTCGCGCGTACCCTTAAGCGCTCTCAAGAAGAGTTACAAGCGGTTGAAGCCGTAAAACACCACAACTAGGGTTAATTCCATGAGTAAAAAATATTCTGACCTAACTAAGAATGAGAAGAGCCTACGACGTATCAGGAAGGGCTTGTACGGTTGGGACGATGACGACAACATCTGGGAGAAGGGGCTCAAAACTACCGGTAAATACACTTTCGGCTCCGGCCAGGAGTTCGGGGGTATGGCAGAAGATTTTGTCAGAGGTGATATTTTCGGGGACGAGGACTACAAGCGCAAATGGGGGACGGACGACATATGGACCGGCGTCGGCGTAGCTCCCGGCGTAGGGAAGCTTGGAAAATTTCTTGGGAAAACCCCCGGGCTGGGCAAACTGCTCAAGCGCATGCCGGGTACCGGGAGCGCAGCGAACCCTACTTGGCTCGGCAAAATACTTAGGCCGAAGAAAGTCAAGCCCCTCTCCAAATGGAAACAGAACGCGCTGCTTGATCCGAAGAAGCATGCAAAGAAAAAGCTTGCAGCCAAGGCCGCCGTTCTCACCGGAGGCATAGGCGCATTAGGTACCACCGCCGAGGGCCCGGGTCAGCTCGGCCAGGATCAGACGCAAGACCCCACGACCCCAGGAGTTCCCGGAGCGAATATGGAGAATCCCGGAGGCGGAGGCGGAGGCCCGGGAGGCCAATATGGCCCCATCGCGCAATTTCAATCTCAAACCAACACTATGCCCGATACGGTCAAGAGACTGGGCGGATCCGGCTCGACCATGCCTAATCTGGCAAAGGGCAGAATGCAGGCCGAGACCAATCGCCTGAGGGATATTGAGATCCAGAAATCCAAGGGTACGTACGATCCGACCTATAAACAGGATCCCGGCGGTTTCATGAGGAATACGTACGACTCCACGGGGAAGCGTTCCGCCGGCTCATGGGATGCGCTGACTCCTGAGGAAAAGAGGGCGAAGACGAGCGCCTACCAGTCTAACAGTTCTTACAATTCCGCATCCCCCGAGGGCCGTGCCGCTGATAAGGCGCTGGCCAAATCGGGGTACACGCCCCCTAGATATGACAACCTTATAAATTCCGCCCGCTCCGAGCTGGGTATGCCCAGCCTTGAGCAAAACCGCCTCGCCGAATTGGATAAGCGCGCCGGATTGACGGGACCCGGAGGTTCATTCGGACCTCAAGGCGCCGCCGGCCATAAGGTTCCTTCAACATGGGGCGGAAACAATTACTTTTCAGATCCGGACGACCCGACTAACGAGGGGCAAAGACCCGGCCAAGTGACCCGCGACGAGTATATGGAGAGAAGCGGCATGCGGGCCCCCGGCACAGGTCTCATCGGGGATGATAAAACCGGGTATGAAACTATGGAGTTCGGCCCTGCTTTCGAAAAAGCGGGAGGGGAAAAGACCGCCAAGGAGTTTCTGCTGCCCGGGGAGGCTCCTCAGGCTCCTCAGGCTCCTCAGGAAGAGGTCATACCCGCCAGCGATCCGAATGTAAACTTAGGTCAGACCGCGGACGAATTTTTGCAGGAGAATAACACCATACCCGCCAGCGATCCGAATGTAAACTTAGGTCAGACCGCGGACGAATTTTTGCAGGAGAATAACACCATACCCGCCAGCGATCCGAATGTAAACTTAGGTCAGACCGCGGACGAATTTTTGCAGGAGGGTAACCAAACCCTACCCCCGCAGGATCCTTTGGCGGATCAGCCCGCTCCAGCTC